GCGAGTACGAGCTTGTACGGCAACACGGTCGATTGAGAAGGCCATTTGGTTCCAAGTACCATATTGTGGGTTTGTATAACCACCTGTACCACCAGCAGTAAAGCTTAGTGGATTGTTACCAATGCCTTCACCATTAGAGGTCAAAATTCCGCGAAGATTTGCAAGTTGTGCTGCGGTGGATGTTACGCCTGCGGTAAGGTTCCAACCGGCGGAAAGACCTTTGCTAGCTCTAAAATCACCTAATGTCCAACCAGAACCACCATAAGATGCTTGTGGTTCTTGGAACATAGCTTCAACATAGTTTGCATTGCCGTAGGTGGTACCAGAACCAGCAAATTGGTAATTGGCACGCATGGCGAAGATGAGACCTGTTGGGGCGGTCATTGGTTGAACGCCACAGATATCATATGCCATTAGATTTGGCATAGAACGGCGGATTAAGCTGATTAGAACTGGGTCGTAACCAGAAACTTGGCCGTTGTTATAAGCGGTAGAAGTTGATGGACCACCAAGATTGGCGTTACCAGACATATCCTCAATGAGGTGTTGTTGGCGAAGAGCTTGTTCTTGGTTCTCCAAGAGAACAGCGGTTACCTTCTTACGGTAATCGTCTTGAATCTTGGGAAGAGCTTCGTGACTTAGGACGGGATCCCACTTCTCGGTGAGAACGTCATATGGTGTGTTTGATTGAAATTGCATTGTAGTTATTATCTCCTAGTGAGTTGAAATTATTTAGTAAAATTTAAAATTAGACTTTCTTATTAAGTCTGCCTAGTGCACCAACGTAGTTTTCTACGAGAGTAGAAGGGATTGTCTTTGCTGGAGCAAAAGTTTGTTCTGGTTCTACTACCTTTGCAGCTGGGCGGCTACGGTTTAGGTAGTTTTCACGAATAGCAACGAGCTTTTCGCGATATTCTTCTGGGCTTGCAAAAGCAACATTTTCCATCAAGTTTTGAAGTTTGGCAACTTGAGTATCGGCAAGGTCGCGGGTTTCAGCGACAAAGATGCCTGCACATTCAGTTAGAGAAACTTCTTTCTTGAGGTTGATGTTGTTGTTTACGGCCTCGTTAAGCTTGGTTTCTAGCTCACGATTTTGAGCATAGAGTTCATCAAGAACGTTGTACTTCTCGGCTGGAACATCAATGTAGTGATTCTCAAATAGATTCTTGAGGCCACTGATGAAGTTTTCAGCAATTTGTGTCTTGATGCCTTGTTCAACGGCTACTGCGTTTTCGGTCATCCATTCTTCGACAACGTAATCTAGATAATCATCGACTTTTTCAACCAATGATTCTGTGACGTTATCAAGATAAGTTTTGACGTTGCCATCAACGCTTTCGACAATTTGAGCTACAGTGCGCTCAACGCGATCTGTAACAGCAGCTTCGAATACGGCTTCGATCTTGGAAACTAATGAAGGGTCAGCGTCTTCACCGAGAAGAGAGACTAAAGCATCGCGGAACTCGGCGGTGTGCTCTTCGTTGGTTTCAACAGCCTCTTCAGTTGGTTCTTCTTGAGATTCTTGTTCTTCCATCTCGCCTTCTGTTTCTTCTTCCTCTGTTTCTTGTTGAGCGGAAGTAGAAACTGGAGCGGCCATTGGCATTTTCTTTGCCATAGTTGTTGGAATTTGTGGAGTTGCTGTAACTGGAGCGCCAGCAACGACTGGGGTAGGAATCATTGATCCGCGACCAGACATGTCTCTATCAGAACCACCGGCAGACATGGCGTACCCGCCCATGGCTACTTGTTGTTCTTCGTTAATTTTATTATTTTGTCTATTTTTCATATGAAAGGAATCCTTGTAAATTATTTAGAAGTTTTTAAAATTATGGAATGTTATATCCTTGTGATCTTGCTTTAGCAATTCTTTGTGCTCGTTCTGCTGCTTTTAGTGCTTCATCTTGTTCAACATTAGGATCGTATCCTTTTCTTTCAGCCTTTGTTTTACCAGGTATAGCAAAGGGTGTCCAAGGTGAACCTGCACCCTGTGCAGTGAGCTCCATTTCGCTAGGTCCAATTCTACCAACATTAGCATCAAACCAGGATGCTCCACTCAAAGTTTCAAATTGTCTTAAAATATCTGCACCCAGTCCTGGAATCGCTGATATTGCTTTAGATTGCAAAGCTTTTCCTAAAAATCCTACTGGAGTACTGCCTATACCTTTTTTTGTAAGCCATCCACCTAATTTTTGAGCACCAAAGGCATCTAAAATGTCTGCACCAAATCCTGCAGCCTTTCCTGCTCCATACAATCCAAGTGCGCTTGCTTCTGGAGAGGTACCCATCAATCCTTTAGATTTACTACCAAATAAAACATTTCTAAAAGATTTTGAAGTATCTGTTTCTTTTTCTCCGACTCCTGTACCAAAACCACCTCCAAATGATGTCGTAGGAGTTGGTCCGTTAGTATCTTTTTTAGCTTCAAATAAATTTTTACTTTTTCCTAATTCTTCAGATAATTCCAATGAAATATTTTTAGTAATTCTTTTACTTAATGATTCTATCAAATATTTATTGGCTTCTGAAGATAAAAATTTATTCATTTTAATTTTTTGAAGTAATCTTCAAATACCTTTACAATATTTTTATTTAAATCTCTCTTAGAAGATTCACGAATGATTTTTTTGGCTTCTGCGGCTTGACGCTCTTGCCAGATACCGTCAATAAACATCCATTCACGACCTTCCATAATACCGTTTACGAAAGCATTTGGAGCAGATGGATCTGCAACAATATCGATGGCAGCTAGCATAAAGTCTTCTTGGACTTCTTGATAACCGTTTTTGGCTTTTAGAGATCCCATACCACGGGTAGAAACACCGAGTTGGGCACCTTCTTCGATAAGATTTTTTACAATTTTGCCCATTGGGGTATCAAGAACTTTGGCTTTACCATAGATGTTATTACCATCTTCGTAAAGTTCTTTTACAATGTGGGATACTCTATCCAAGTTTACTGTTGGGCCAGTTGGGTGATTAAGTTCACCTAGAGCACGACCCTTATTAACGTATTCATTGATATATCTCTTGCATTCCTTTAAAAGAGTGCCTTGAGGATAGATTCTGCCATTGCGGTTTTTTACGCCAGACTGCATAAAAATACCTTCGATGAAATATGTCTTTTCACCGTTTCCAACATTTTCTTTAACGTATTTGATGTCTTCTGTTAGTTCGGTGATGAGTTTCATTCTTGTTCTTTCTTTCCTAGAATGGTTTTAGCTACAGTCTTATATTGTTCTTGTAAACGTTGTCCAACTTTAGTATATAAAACTTTGCCAGTTTGCTCTTTAAAAGAAACTGCGTTTTCTTCGACAACATTTTTGATCATTTGACGGATATTGTTTTTCATAATAGGTTTTTTACTTTCTGTGAAAAAATTACGTGTTGTTTGAATGCTGCTCCATCAGTGAGTATTTCCGATACCATTTTTTGTCTGTTTTTTTGATTTAAAGATTCAAACAAACATTTTAAAGATTCCACATCAGATTCTGAAATATTTATACTTGAGCCGTTTTTAAATTTGTAAGTTTTGGGTTTAAAATTTTCAACAAATGATACGAACTCTTCTAAGTCTGTGGTTGTTTCTGCCGTACTTTCGGTTTTTAGCAAGTTACTACTTATTTCTTTTTTGATTTCTTCAAAACTTTCATGTAGCTTTAAAGACAGAGCCTGAGTAATATTTTGTTTAAAAAACTCTTGGTTTTCTAAAAATAAATTTTCTACTCCGTGTTTTAGTAAAAGATGTGTTGTTGAAATCATTTATCCCTGCTCCATTCCAGCCTGTGCAGCCTGCTGGGCTGCAACTGCTGCCTGTTCTTGTGCTATACGCTGACGGTCAGTTGCCATTTGTTTTTCCAATTCGACAAGTTCTTCTGGTAAATATTTAAGAATATTTTTCTTTACATATTCCGTAGAGAAATATTTACCGATATAGGGCTCAACGAATGACAGCATTTTAAGACGTTCTGCTAAAATTTCTGCTTCCTTTAGATCCCAGAAATAGTTATCGGTATTGAATACAAACTTAATATCAGTTTTTAGAGTTCTCCAATCTTCGTCAGTCATGACTCCTTTTAAGAGCAATTGGACTCTTAAAGTATCCATGAATAATTTGGAAAACTGGAAACGCAATCTATCGATAAACTTATAAAATTTAATTTCTTCGCGAGTAATTTCGGTAGATCTACCCATATTGAAACCAGTTGTTTCTGGAGTCAATCGGCTTAGAGGAACATTAAGTGCTCCATATAGTTTCTTTTTGAAATATTCCGCGTCCTCAATTTGTGATAAAGACTGAGCACCGGGTAGTGTGCTAATTTCTGTGCCTCTTGAACCTTCTCTACGTGGCAACCAATAGTCTTCAAGAACCGACATGAACTTTCTTTCATCACGAATTTCGCCTGTATCTTGATTATAGACAAGTCTTGTTCTAAATCTGCTCATCATGTCTCGCATGTATTGTTCAGCTTTTTGTTTTGGAAGCTGTCCAACGTCAACATAGAATACTCTTCTTTCTGGTGCTCTTGCAATTCTATAAACTAAAAGAGCATCTTCCATTTGACGTAACATGTTTAAAGGTCTAATTGCTTTGTGTAGATAACCAAGAACTCTTTTGCTATTCAAATCTACTAAACCAGAGGGAACATACACAATGCTATCCAAAGACAGGTGTAAACCCTGCGGACCAGTCATTATGTAAGATTCTTTATCTGTGTTTGTATAAACGTAAAATTCTTCAATATCTTTTACAAACTGTACTTGTGTTCCGTTGGCTCCCTTGTCAAATTCTTTTTTGAGCTTTCTTATCTTTTTAATTTTTAATGGATCGATAGGAATTATTTCTTGAATTCCTTCCATTGGAAGTTCTTTATCTATTACCAAATTATAATAAACTTTCGAATCAATATACCATCTTCTAAAAATTTCATATGCCCTGTGGTTAAAATCTAAAAGATGTAAAACTGTGTCAAATTCTTTGTATATTTTATTTTTTATGTTGTCTGAAACTGGGCAATTTGTTAAATCAATTTTTACTGGTTTATGATCTGTTCCAGGAACTATTGCTGCATTTACAATTTCATCAATGGCATTGTCTAACTCTGGATAAACAGACATGTTTCTGTATTGAATTACAGATTGCTGTTCATCTCGCATTGTGGTGGCATAATCAAGAACCGTACCAAAAAATCCACCGGCTTCAACTGTTACAGTTCCATCATATACTTCAGGGGCAGTAAATGCTTGAATTGATTGAGCTTGCTTTTCTACTTTAGTAGCGGGCTTTTTGCCAAATTGAAAACCAAAAATATCTATTTCCATATATTCACCTTCTTGTGACATCTAAAATTTCAATATAATCAAAAACAACAATGACGTTAAAACTATTTAACAAGTTTGGATTGCCCATATTTAAACTAATCGGTTGTATTGCTGCAGGCCAGCATCCATGTAAAACAAATCTTTTTAAAGGTGTAGAATTATCATTTAAATCTAAATGATCTATAAACCAATTATTTGCTTTATACCTTGATGGTGTGGTATTGCTTCGATTTGTGTCGTGGTTGTTTATTTCATCTTGCCATCTTTGTAATCTTCCCCAAAGATTATTTTGGCCAATATCATCCCAAGCCTGAAAAGACCAGGTTCCATATTCTTTTTCTCCGGGGTAATGATACTTTCTTCCAAAATAATCATAACTTAAAGTTTTTGTTGGAACACTGGGAATTGTTGTCGCCCTTACATGATAATCTGTAAATTCTCCACCAAATGGAAAAGTTCCAGTTATTCTAA